ATTCCCGCTTAAATTTACAAATAAAAAATTGACCCACCCCGCCTAGAAAAATCGACCCCCGATTTGGTTCCATCGCAACTGCGTGTGTGTGGGGAACCTACTCCCTTAGTTTTTGAGTATTAACTTTACAAATTTTTATTTTTTTTTTATTATATTATAAAATTGATAGGTGTCTGGAGTGTCTGATATTGGCAAGAAGAATAAGTAAGGTCCCAAAAAGGCTGCAAAATGCGGTTGCATTGGAACAGGAATTAGCAAAAGTAGAACAAGAAGATATGCTTATGCAGCATCCTTCGTTCTTAGGTAACCAAAGACAGTTTATTGACCGCATATATCAGTATTTACCTGATATGGCAGATAAACTAGTAGGTTATATGTCCGCTCAACCAGAGAGAGTTTACGGAAATAACGGTACAGTACAGTTAATGGTACCAGAAGACAGAGCTTTGACTGATGGTCAACTACAATTATTCAAAATGGTACTTCAAAAAGGTCTACCAAACCAAGCTCCTATTAGTATGCAAGGTAAACAGAACCCAATGGAGACAGGTAAGGTTAACATTACTATAAATCAAACAGGACCTAGCGTAGATTTTGATACATTAACCGCTCCTGTTGACGGTGTTATCCAAGGTAGAGCAGAAAAGGTAAATACTTTATCATTTAAGAGACCTTCTAAAGATGACTGATGTAACATTTGAGGCTCATCACGCCCAACAATTAGTATTAGAAGACCCACATAGGTTTATTACTTTAGTTTGTGGTAGACGATGGGGCAAAGATCACATGGCTGCTATTAAAATTTTATCTCATAGCCTTACTCATAAAAGTCCTAGAGGTAAAAAGTTATATGCATGGCTTAATCCCGTCTATAACCCGCAAGGAAAAGAAAGTTTTAGAGTTTTTAGAGCCTTTGCTGAAAGTGGTGGACTTGTTGAAAAGTGTATTGAGACACCTCCTATGGAAGTTCGTTTAGTAAATGGTGATAGAATTACTTTTTTCTCCGCTGATCAACCAGATAACCTTCGTGGTGGTCAGTATGATGGCGTTATTCTAAATGAAGCAGGTTTTATATCTGACTTAGATGAACTTTGGTCAGGTCCAGTTGCTGCGATGTTACTAGATAGAACTGGATGGGCATGGGTTATGGGCACACCTAAAGGTAAAAATGCTTTTCATAAATTTTATTTACGAGGTTTGGATAAAGAATTAGAGAATGGTAAACCAAATCCTTGGAAGACTTTTAGATTTCCTACTAAAACCAATCCTTTTATTAGCGATGAAGAATTAGATAGATTAAGAGATGAACTACCTTCTGATATGTTTAAACAAGAATTCATGGCAGAGTTTATGGATTCTGGTGGTGCCGTATTTCGTGGCTTAGATCAAATGATGGAACGTAGTGCAAACACCGCACTTGTTCCGCAAGCTGATGGATGTCGTGTTGGAGTTGACTTAGCTAAACATACTGACTTTACTTGTCTAGTTGCACTAGATTCAAACTCAAATGTAATTGGGTTTGACAGGTTTAATCAATTAGATTGGTCTGTCATTAGTCAGAGGATAGAATATTTCTGTTCAAGGTTTAGAGGTAAAGTAATTATGGATGCCACGGGAGTTGGTGATCCTATATTTGAAAACCTATCTCGTAAAGGTTTAGCAATAGAGCCTATAAAGTTTACAAATGAAAAGAAAGCACAGATGGTACAGAACTTAATGCTTCTTATAGAAGAAGGCGTTTTGAAGATACCACAACCAGGAACAATAGCTGATCCAAGTCACGACACTACACATTTGTGGAGAGAATTAGAGGCTTACTCTTATAATATTACCGCTACAGGTAGAATAAGATATGAAGCTCCACGAGGTTTTCATGATGATTGTGTTACCGCTTTATTCCTTGCAGCTTCATCAATGCCCCTAATGATGAATGCTACTATGAATAATATTGATCTAGACAATGTTAGAGGAGTTGGAGAATTAGAAAACTCTTACTAGCTTTTTCATAGAATATAGTGTAGATTTATGTCTATGTCTTGGGGTATAGTAATGGAATGGGTGACAATGATGCAACCTAAACAAATAAATATAAAAAAAGCTAAGAGACCACGAGTTAAAACAAAGGGTCACATGAAGAATGGCTGCAAGATTATGGAAAAGAGTGACGACATTCACTTTGCACCTCGTAGAAAGAAAACATAAGGATTAACATGGCAGATAAAAGAGGCGATCAATCAGGTTTAGAGTCTATTGTATTTAACACAGACACCATATCTGACAATGCAGCAGGAGAAAGAATGAACGAAGTTGTGGGTCCCGATGTCATGGGTCCACAAGTTAACCCAATGGAGTCAATTAAAAATGCTAGAGATGACGTTAAGAGAGATATTATTAACGATAGTCAGGTGGTTCAAGAATATAATAGATTGTCTGATGCAGATGATCCAGAACCTGATGCTGAATCTATGGGATCTGTTAGAAACCGTATGGAAATCGTTAGGGCAGAAGTGCAGACTGGGTTGGATCAAGTTGCTCGTGCATTGGACAACTCTGAAAACGCAGCTCAAAATTTGGATAAAGAAACGGAAAAAAAGTTAGTTGACTTTGTCCATTCACACTTTGATTTAAGTTATGACCGCATATCTAAACGATATGACTATTGGTCAGATGCCGAGGTTACTCATGATATATATGTTCCAAGTAGAGTTGTAGATGATGTTAGATCTGCCCGAACTGCTTCCGCAGGTAGTAATTCTAGTACTAACTCTCGTAACTCTAAGAAATATAGGTTAATCGATCAGATAAAGACACCTTATAGTAGATCAATATCAGATACTATTTGCACCTATAATCTAGCCATATTTGGGGGAGCTCCCCCTTTCAGAATAGAAAGAACAAGTTTAGACTCTGATAGACGAGCAGGTAGATTATTAGAAAGAAGATTACATCATAATATGAGAAAGGTTGGATATGAGCAGAAGCTATATCAAATCTTTTTAGACAATAACAGATATGGCATGGCACCTGTAGCTAACTTCTATGGGAAAGATGGTAATGCACCAGTAAACATAGACCCGTGGGCATATTTTCCAGATCCAAGAGTTACGGCTCAGAATAGACACGAGGCAGACTTTGTAGGCTATAGAACTTGGGCAAGTTTAACTGCATTATACAGACGTGGTCATTATCAGAATCTTGATAGAATAGAGAACCACAGACCTAATGTTTCATGGAATTCCAATCAATTTTTGAAAGACACCATTCGTGATCAGAGCATAGACCCAACGCTCTCAGGGAGTTATACTAGTGACTATAAAAATCACTTCGGACTAGGTCACGCTCATGTACTCAACACTCTTTATGTTTTTATGGACCCAAATCGTTTGGGCATATCCGCACCGTTCGGTTTATATCGTATTGTGGTGGCAGATGAGAGTGTGGTTATACAGTTTGATCCTTCGCCATATCCGCATCAAGATATCCCTCTTATCCACGGAGAAGGGCAGTATGATGCACATAAAACTTTTTCATCTTCACTCTACGACTTAATGATGCCATTACAGAGGTACCAAGATTGGTTACTTCGTACTAGGGTTGAAAACGTACAGAGTATTGTACAGAACAGATTAGTTGTAGATCCTAACCGAGTTAACATAAGGGACATATTAGATCCGAATGCAGCTAGACTTATTAGAACTCTTCCAGGTGCTAATCCATCTGATGCCATTCTTCCTTTAACAGTACCTGATGCAACTAGAAATTATTTTAATGACTTAGATACCACAGGACAATTAATGCAAAGACTTGCAGCAGCCAATGACACTGCTCAAGGTATACAATCCGAGACACAGAGAACCGCTACTGAGATAGCCAGAATGACAACTCTAGGTCAACAAAGATTGGGAATGCAAGCACGATTACTTTCATCAACTACTATACGACCTCTCGTTAGACAGATGATAGCAAACTTACAATTCTTTGAGGTAGATGGCGGAATGGTCAATATGCCCGAAGAAATTTCAGCAGAGAATCCTAGTGGAGATGTCAAATATAACAGATCAGAAATCATGGGTGATTTTGATTATGTTGTAGTAGACGGAACTTTACCCACCTCACCCGAAGAAAACTCCGAGAATATAACTAAAGCTATAAGAACTTTAGCTGAGACAGGTCTTGGACAATCATGGGATATGGATAAATTCGTAGAAAGATTAATTGAAAGTTTTGGTTTTGAGGATGTAGAAAATTGGAAGAAAAGTCCGAGCGAGGTTGTTCCTGATGAACAAATTCAGCAAGAATTACAGGCAGGAAACATCGTGCCTATGTCACAAGCAGCACAAGAAGTTGGAGGACCCACACAAATGGATCCAGAACAAATGGCAGCAATGGCGGGACAAACCCCGCTCACATGAACTTGATGACATACATAAAGTATTTACAATAGACTGAGGAAATACATTGGCTAAACAACTAAAAAGTACTGAACTATCTAAGGGTTTGGAGAAACTCAAAGATAATTATTTTTGGAAAATATACCAAGAAAGAATTCTGACAGAATTTAATAGGGTGGAAACCGCATTAATTAGTAATGCCTCTGCTGATGCAGATCAATTACGAGTTTGTGCGGCTTTAATGTCGGCATTCCGCACTGTGCTTGATTTACCTACCAAGATGGTAGGCGATGCTCAAGCGGAAGAGGAACTAGAAAGGCTCAATAAAAATGGCGATTAATCCAAGTGAAGCAGACGTAACTGCTATGAGAAACCCAGGATCTGGGGCAATTACAGATCCAAACCAAGCAGTAAACCCACCCGCTAATGCACCTACTCCCCAGACAGATGCAGAGGCTAATCCTGATAAATCAGGTTTTGATGCAGCATCAAGATTAAAGTCAAACGACAGGATGCCTGTTGACTTCGATTTTGAAGTTACTAATAATCCTGACCCTAGAGGTGATACAGAAGTAGGTGATGCTAACGCTCAAGATATATCCCCTGCTGAAGCAGATGCTATATCGAGAATGATTAAGATCAAGTATCGTGGTGAAGAAGAAGAGATACCAGAAGATAAAGCGGTCACTATGCTTCAACAGTTTAAATCTGTTGAAAGTAAGTATGGTCCACTTATGGAACTCTCAAGAAGAATTAGTGAGCAAACAGGTGTAACAGATCCCAATCAATTAGCTAATATGATTGGTACCAGTATGCTTAATAGTATGAATAATCAAAAAGCAGCGGAAAATCCAACAGGTAACCCTACAGAAACACCTGCTGAATTAGCTAATGATCCAAGAGTTCTAGCAAAGAATGTCATGTCTGATGAGAATGCTGTTAAATTGGCTAAAAACTTCTTTGATGAAAATGGATTACAACCTACGGATGATGCATTCTTGGCTATGCAAAATATGTTTAAGTATTCTAAGGCTGTAGAGGAAGCTGCAACTATACTCCCTACCCTTATGGAAGATGTAAATAATTTCAAACAAGCTCAACAATTGAGTGCTACTAGAGCTAATCAAACTTTAGTTGACTCTCAAGCAGCGGCAACTGCTTCTGAATTAGGAATTGATACTGAAGCAGATTTCAATGACTTTATTTCTTGGGTAGATATGCAGGATCAAACCTTTGGTAATTATAAAGCAGCCATTGGAAATAATCCCGCAGCAATGGATAAAGCTATCAGAGATTATCATGCTATTACCTCTGGAAACAAAAGTGTTGCTGAACAAAATGCTATGAAAATGAATGTTGAGAAGAATATATCCCGTGCAGGTGGTGAAACTGTAGCTTCAAGAGGCTCAGATGTACCTACTGGAAAGGGTCCTCAACAGGATTTTAGTACTCAAATGTTGGATTTATTATAAAAAAACGACTCAGACATAGACAATAGTGTTGATTTATGTCTGTGTCTGATGTACTTTATAAGTGTCTAATTATGAATGCCTACCAGACGGCAGTATTTTAAACTAAAGACCATTAGGGAAACTAAGTTTATTTACTATTAACCCAAGGAGCAATCGAACAGACGAACTTAATTTAACTCTAACCTAATGAGGTACTACTATGACTACTCTTGGTATGAGGGGAACTGGCTCTTTTGCAGCCGATCACCGCCCCGAAAACTACAGAGAGAAATACCTAATGTTAGAGCCGAATGGTTCGGCTCCGCTTACGGCTATTCTCTCAATGCTTCCATCGGAAGCAACCGATGATCCAGAATTCCATAACTTTAGGAAGGATCTACCTAGCTTTACCTTTACTCACTCAGGTACAGCTGCTAACAATGCAACCACTTTAACCGCCTCTGCTGCGGGTGATGCTGCGTTTTTCCGTGTAGGAATGTTAATTAGAAACTTCAGAACTGGTGAAGTTGCTAAGATTACTGCCCTACCATCAACTACAACTTTCACAATTACTAGAGGTATTGGTAATGGTGGAACAGGTGTAGCTGTTGCTGCGGGTGACACATGGTTCATGGTTGGAAATGGTAATGCTGAAGGTGGAGATACTCCAACATCAGTAAGTTACGATGCTGCAAGCACCGAGAACTTTTGCCAAATTTTCAGAACACCTTACTCAATCACAAGAACTGCTATGCATACTAACTTCAGAACTGGAGATCAGTATTTAGAGAAGTCTCGTGATGCTTTAAAAGAGCACATGGTGGGAATGGAAAGAGCAATGTTGTTTGGTAAAAAGGACATTGTAGCAGGTTCCGCAGGTATGCCAGAAAGATATACTGATGGTATATTTAACTCCATTACTACTAACGTACAGGATGCAGGATCAACAAGTAATACCTTAACTGAAGCAGGTTTTGATACTTTCTTAGCAGAAAAAGCATTCGCTTTCGGTTCATCCGAAAAGTTAATGTTATGTGGATGGAAGGTTGCAGAACACCTTCAGACACTAGCTAAGTCAAGATATCAAATTAACAGTACTGGTACTGGTGATTCATATGGTGTTAACTTTACTACCTACAATACTTTTGCGGGTACATTACAAGTTAAGACACACCCTATGTTTAGACAGATCCCAGGTGCTCAGTTTGATGCTATTATCTTAGATACTAAGGATTTAAGATATAGATACATTGATGATACTTCATTATTGAAAGATCGTCAGGGTAACGGTGTTGACGGTGTCACAGATGAATATCTAACAGAAGCAGGTTTAGAAATTCTTCAAGAAAAGACACATGCTGTTATCTCAAGTTGGCAGTCATTAACATAGAATAATCTATGTATATAGAGAACCATCTTAACAGGTGGTTCTCTTTAACTTATAGGAGATTAGATTGACACCTAAAAAAACAATTAAATTTTTTGCTAAAAGACCCAACATGGAAATAACCATAGGTGAAAAGATATACCCGTTTCATGGTGGAGTATTAGAGGTTGATTTAAAATTAGCCGAACAAATCAAAGGTCACCTTTTATATAGGAAGTCTCATATTTTTTCTGAAGAAGATGCTATTGTTGTCAACGGAAAAGTACAAGCTCTTAGAGATGATCCTACTATGAAAGAACTTGCTGCTAAAGCAAAGGTGAATAAAAACTTAACTATATTTTCATTTCCCTCTAGACCAAGTGTCACTGTTGATGCAGGTCCTCATAAAATAATATTTCACGATAACAAAGTAGCTTTAGAAGAAGATGAAGCTAATTGTCTGAGGAAACATGTATTTTTTAGACAGGGAAAGATTGTAGAATTAGAGGTACAGAATGGTTAGCTTTAACTCAGGCGGATCTGGGTCAGGTCAGTTTTCTACATTATCAGAGTTAATTGATGATGCTTTGAGGGAAATGGGTGAAGCAAGTCCTACTGTTTTAAAGAATTTAGAAAGCGAAAGATTTTTAAATTATGCTAACCGAGTTGTAGCAGACATAAACAGACACCCCTCTTTCTTAGATGTCCTTGATAATACCTATGATGATCAGACAGGCTCTATTACAAGTGGTAGTAATGACTTAGTTATATCTTCTGGATCTGTTACTTTTAGTACATATACTCCAGTTAAAATTGTAGGTGCGGGACCTATAATATATGCGGCTAATGGCTCAATTGCGAGTACCGCAGATCTTTATAGTTTTGTATTAGGTGCTAAAACTGTTGGTGGTAGCACAGTTGCAGGTACATATCGTATTGCGGATACAGCAGACACAACCGCTAGTAATGTAGTTGTTTCAAATCCATATAAAACAAGAGTTAAAAGATATAGGGCAATAACTGATTATAGAGCAATAGACGATGAAGTTATGTTAGAAGGACTTAAAAGTTATTATACTATAGATGATACAGACACAAATAATACAGGTTTGATAAGTTTAAGAAGTGGTATATATACAAACACTCTTAACAACTGGATTGGCTCAATAACTAATATTCAAGGTGCTCTTACAGTTGAAATAAACGAGTATACTTAATGCCTAGAAAGCTCTTTTCATACAATAGATTTATAGGACTTGATACTGTTACTAGTCCCTCAAATATGTCTGAGAGATTTTTATTTCAGTTAGAGAATGCTTATGTGGATTTTAGAGGACAGATTGTTAAGGGTCCAACAATCGAAAAGCCTGTCGTTTCTACTAATGGTCTTAGTACCTATAAGCTGTATCCAATTCTTCAAATAGCTCATTATGGGGATGACGATTTTGTTGCATATTATTTTAGAGTCACTACTGGTGGCGTGATACACGCAGCAAGTTATAAGGATTTAGTAATTCAAACTAATATGTTTGATGCAGATACTAGTTTGACACCACCAAAAGTTATTACACCTATTTCTATAGTCAACTTTGATCAAAAACAATTTGCTTTTATGGCAGGTCATGACCCTTACTATTATAATGGTACGGCTTTTACTAATGCTGCAACTGGAGCGAATAATCAATATAATACGAATCTTAGTTATCCACAAGGTGGAATGGCTGTAAATATATTAAATAGATTAGTAGTAGCAGGTATCCCAGGAAAAGAAACAGAAATACATATAAGTGCTCAAGACAGTTTTGAAGATTGGAGAACTAACACTTCTAGTGGTGGTACAACACCCAATCAAACAGACGGTGCTATTATTGATGTGAAGAACCAGTTTACATCAAAGGATACAATACAAGGTCTTGCCGTATTAGAAGGTGATAAGTTAGTTGTCTTTGGAAAGAATGAAACTTTAGTTTATTTAGCAGATACAAATATAAATCTTTGGGAAATAGCTAGAGACTTTAGAGTACCCATTGGTTTATTCGGTAGAAACACCGCAGTTAATGTTGGAACGGATGTATTCTTTTGTAGTCGTTTTGGTATTCACAGTCTGAAACGTGCGGCTTCGGGTTTGACACTTGAGACTAAAACTTTCACAAGAGAAGTTGAAGATTTATACCAACAAATGGTTAGACTAACTCCTTCATTTACTGACCAATATAGGAATTATGGCTCAACAGCAAATTTGGCTCTTCATGGTCAACCCTTTCATGAACCTCATGCTGTTTGGGATGGATCAATAGGTCAGTATCATGTTTTTTTTCCACAACTAGAGTTTAATGTTTACGATCCTAATCAAAGTTACACAGCACGACTGACTATGACTTATGATCCTGAAGCGGGTAGATCAGGACATCTATCGTTTTCCTATAGAAAAAGTGATGGGTTGGATTGGGATAGCTTTCATCAAGATGATAAGGCTGAATTTTGTGCTTCATATTTTGCTGTGCCAGAAGAAGTTAGAACTGGTACTCTTAATGGTAGCAATTTACAAAGACCGTTTACTGGACCTGTACTTGTTGGCACACATACAGGATGGGGTAAATTTGTATTAAATTATGTGGATTCAACGTCTTATAGTCCTGGAACTGGTATTAACCATCAACAGTATCCGTATAGTACAGTCATAAGAACTCCCCTATTATCACAGGGGTCACCAGACACTTACAAACATTATAAACGTCTGATTATTCGTGCGGTAAGTAATAATTCTGACCTTTCAAACTTGAGAGCAGGAGGTTCGTCATCACCTGCAAGTATGGATGTTACAATATTTGATAGCGAAAATAATCAATTACAACTTATAAGTAGTGTTGTTGTGGAGAATGACGGAATGGAAACTACTGTGCTCAATCCAAACAGTTCTTTTATTCCTCCAACTTCAATAAGACCAATTGATATTCCGATTCCACATAGAGCTAAAAGTATTAGTATACAATTTTCTACTAATACAAATCATGAATTAAAAATTCTAGATTTTGCTTTGGTTGTAGACACAAAATAGTATTCTTTTGTGTCTAAGTCTGCTATAGTCAGACACATAGAAAGATTATAAGGGTCTTTTATTTATGATTTATAGAGAAGGTGTTCTAGCAGACACAGACCAGATATTAGTATTAGGTAGACAGATGCACAATGAAAGTGCTTTTGCTAGTCTTGATTGGTCTGATAATAAAGCAGCGAACTTATTTAGTACTTGTGTAACTCAGGACAATCATTGTTGTTATGTATCAGAAAAAGACGGTGTCTTAAATGGTATGATTGCAGGTAGAGTAAGTGAATACTTCTTTGGACATGATTACATTTTGTCAGACTTTGTCTGGTTCATTGATCAGGCACATAGAGGCACATTAGCTTCTATAAGATTATTAAAATTATTCATAGATTTTGGCAGACTTTGGAATGTCGCTGAAGTCTGTATTGGTGTTTCAACCCAAGTGTTACTAGACAGAACAGACAAGCTCTTAAAAAAGTTTGACTTTGAAATGCATGGTGGCACTTACAAACTTATGTTGAAAGGATAAGCTATGTGCGGTGGCGGCGGCGATGGCGGTGATGCAGGTAACGATCCTACTGGAAATACAGACGGATCTACTGGCAATGTAGGCAATGATAGTAACACTGGTGGTGGTAACGATCCTACTGGAAATACAGACGGATCTACTGGTAATGTAGGCACTGGTGGTAACACTGGTTCTAACAGTGACGAAAGTATAGTAGGCGATGACCCATCGGGTGCAGGAGATGATGGAGTAGGACCAAATGATGGTCCAGGAGATGGATCTACAAATTCGCCAAGTGGTAATACTTTTGGTATAGGTGGTACTTCTAAAACGGGTAGTACTGCAATGGATGCTGCTATTGGTTATACTAATGGTATCGGAACTGGTGAAATTGGTAATAACTTTAGTTCTTTAGATAATGCTTCTGAATCTGACGTTAATGAAGCTATTGATATGGCAAACAGAGGTTTTTCTGTATCTCAAATAGGTGACATGTTATCAGGTTCTGCGGGTTCTGATTCAGTTGCAGGGTCAACAGCAGGTAGTATTGCAAATACTGGCAGGACTGTTGTAGGTTATGACGTTACGGGTTCACCTGTTTATAGTTCTGGTAGAACTGCAAGTGTACCTGATAGTCTTACAAGTACAATTTCTTCCACATCAGGTAACACTGTTGGTGCAGGAAGTGGCTTTAGTGCAGTTACTGATGCACTTACTGACGAAGACTTTGGAATGATGTCTTCCAGAGGTGATGTCACAGGTGTATCTGGGTATGATAATTCAAGTAAGATGGATGATAGAGATATGTCTTGGGGACCTAATGGATTTGGTCCACCTGATTTAGATGCATTTGGTAGTATAGGTCCTTCTGTACAGTCACTAACTGATATAGACAATACAGGTTTTTCTACGGGTCCACAATCAGCAGGTTTAGGTGGTAGTCTTTTTGGTGGTTCCGTTGTTGAGACAGATAAAAAAGATTTAGATATAGCAACTATAGCTCCAGGATATGGCAGAGACTTTGGTATGAACCTTGGTAGTTTTATGAATACTCCTAACATGGCAGGTGTAACCCCTACTCAGGCTATGTCTACAGCTAAAAGTTTCGGTTTTAGTAATTATGCACCCTATTCAAACATTAGTACAAAAGCAGGTGGTCAGTCACCAACATATGGTGTGTCATTAGCCGATTATAGTTTCAATAAAGATGGTACCGTTACAGGTCGTTTTAGTGGACAGAACGAAGGTTTTTTTGGTTCTGATATAGGTGGTGTTTTTAGTGCGATCTCAGGTATGCCCGCCCTATCAGCTTTAAACACAGCAGGCAGTCTTGCTAACGCATCCCGAAAAGGTGCCTTTTCTACAATCAGTAATATGGTAGGTTTAGTTAGTCCAACTGCGGCAGCAATTACAGCACCTATTAATGCTTATGCAACTTTTAAGGGTTTAGACTTAGACTCTATGATGGGTCTTGGAGCCAATCAAGGTTACATGTCTCAGACATCACCTTCATCTAGTTTTTCTGGTGGTGATGACAATAGTATTAATGCACCTGTCAGTTCAGCACCTAAAATTGAATCATCTACAAATGATATGAGACAGATAGATAGACCAGACACGATGCCTACTGACTTACTAAGACGACGTAAACGTAGAGCAGGTCAAGATGTCTATGGCGTGTCTGGCTCATCACCATTTCTAAATTACAGTGACGACATAGATACCTCTGGTATGGGTAGTTACGCAGGTAAATCAAGATCAGGACAATTTAAATCAGCACCAACAGGAAGATAAAACAATGGCAAGTATATTTAAAAAAATAGGAAATTTCCTCAATAAAGATGAAGTCAGAGCAGGTCTGGCTTTAGGTTCAACACTCGGAGGCTTCGGAGCTTTCGATGGTATGAAATATGGGGACACAATTAACAAGACATTAGGTGGTCTTAATCTAGCTTCTGGTTTTAAAGCAGGTGGTGCAAGTGGTGCCCTGCAAGCAGGTCTTGGTGGATA